CCGCCGACTGGGGCCGCCTGCCCCGCGTTTATAGCCCGACGGCTAGTGCGTTTAAGGCCCGCCGGCCAGACCGTTTAACGCCCGTCGGCGGGTGCGCTTAGGGCCCGCACGGCCCAAAAGCTCAGCCCGTCTCGAGCGCGTCGCCCACCAGGGGGTTATCAGCGTCGCTCACATAGCGTTGCAGCCACTGCTCATAGGGTCCGACCAAATGGTGTTGCTCGGGCGGTAAGGTAGAGATAAGCCGCGATGCTACGAAGTCGTAGAACGTACGCCCGTGGAGGAACGCCTCCATCTGCGCGCTCTGGATAACGCCCTGCATGTAAGCACTCTTGTCATGTGCACTGTCGAAGTACATCACCATCATCTGGATAGACGAACGTGCAAGCGCGAGACGCGGGACGCCGTCATAGACGGCGACACTACGCTTCAAGAATGCAGCCGACGCCATATCACACGGTCGCACAGTCGCGGACTTATCAGACGCGGTTATCACCTGATTAAGCTGTGCAGCCCGTGCAATGAACACTGACGGAGCGGTAGCCGTCTCATAGAGACCATCGTCACCATAAGTGCGGTGGAAACTCGTTATGACGGACGGGCCCATTGCCCAGTACGCGGTAAACAAGTTCATGAGGCTGTTGAACTCGGAGGTAAAAGCTGTGCCAGACATCCAGGACCCCTCTAACAGCAAGTAGTCGCCGTTGAAGTCAACAACAGGAAACGTCATGAGGTACGCGACGCACCGCGCACGTTCAGCGTCGGCCGGACAATAGACCCCGTGACGCTCCAAACCGTTGACCATAGTAATGATCAGGAGAATGACATCAGGAACTAGTCGTTTATCCCATGCACTATAGTCGATGTCGTACACGGGATTTGAAGCAGACTCGAACGCAGCACAGTACGCGCGCACTTCCGAGAGGGCGTGCGTATTCATACCGACAGCGCAGCCTGTCGCACGCACAGTACGCATGAACAGCGCCACAGGCAACAAGAACATACGACACAAAACGTATGGGTCGAAACCTATGCTAGTTATAAGGCGGGCCGACTTACCAGGTGCGCCGGCCTCACCCTGCTTGAGGAAGGCGCGCCCTAGGAAGGCGAAGGCATGGTCATCGACACACTGCAGTGCGAATGTGAACTGGTCTGTTAGAGCCGGCGTCAGAGACCACCCACTACCGCTCCGGACGAGGTGGTCACGCCGCTTACCCGTATACGGCGGCCCCATCGCTGCACCCCCGTCCATCGGCAACACGGAACCGTACCCGTTCAGCGCGCGATCGAGTGTACACTCGAACGCCTGATGCTCACGCATGAAGGTCAAGGCGTCAGCTTGCGCAAGCAAACTAGCTACAAATTCGCGTCGCGCATCGCCTATGACAGCTGGACTGGCCAGACCAGGACCATGAATCATCTTCGCAAGGTTATCATGGAAACCAGATCTGTACTGCTCACCGTCCATATAGGGTGTCATTCGGCGCGGGGGCATCTCGGTATAGATGCCTTCCCATTCGGGAAACGCGCAACGGAACGGTGATGGAATGAGTGTGTTACGATCATGCCGCCTACGAATAGGCTTCGAGCCGAGGTAGACGGCTGTCAGCTTACACGTGCTACTCAGCTCAGCAAAACTCGTCACAGAGGCCTCGCTGAGCGACGTGAGAACGGTCGCCGGGCGCACAGTAGGAACGACGCACCGCAAACAGGCCAGCTGCTGCTGGGTGACAATGCTAGCATAAT